ATGAAATCGTATTGAAACTCGCTGTATTCAGAAATGAATTCACGCATTGAGTAACGCTTGTGATCATCGATCTGATACTGAGCAAATTGGATTGGTGTAAATTGCGAATTTTCTTCACGCGCATTACTACTACTATCTATATATTGGTTATCGGTTAACGGTTTATGGTTAAGGTTTTTTTGGCTTTCACTTTCAGAACCCAAAATTAACCCACTGGGTTTTTGTGGGTTTTCAGAATTAACCGAGTCGCCTTCACTTTGGTTTTCTTTTGGTTTTTCCTTACGTGGACGCCCACCTTTCTTACCATTTTCACGATTTTTATCCCCTACTTTTTGATAAGCGGCGATTTCTGAATCACAACGTTTGTTGTGAAACCCGTCTTCCTCTTCCACAAAAAACTCTTGCAGCACAATTAATACTGCATCCCTTTCTTCTTGGGTATTTGCACGTAACCGACGAAAAACCGACTGGGTTTCTTTGGGTAATGGTTTTTCATTCAAATAATAGAAATCGAGAGCACGGCGATAAAAGCACTCTTCAACTGGGCTAAGGTGCGCTGTAGCAACCATAAAGTCGCTGATATGGTGGAGATATTTATACATCAGTGACTGCTCCTAATTTTACAAGACCGCGCATTTCCAACTGACGAATAATTCTTGGAGGAATAAATTCGTTGTTGATTTTGTAGCGAATACGAGACTTTTCTTTCACCTGAATTAGTTTGTGCCCATCTTCCATGAGACGGCGAACTGCTATAGCCTGCCCCCCCATATGAGTTAATTCTTCAAGTTGATAAAATCTTTCCTGAGCCTCAATTGCGGCATTCATAACTGAAAGCGGCATGGCTGCTAATTCTTTAGCCGAATAGATCTTTACTGGTTGTTCCAGGGGAATTACCACCTCTAGCGGTGTGGTGGAAACGGAAATATCCTGTTTTCTTCTTGCTGCATATCTCACTTTTCACCATCCTTTGGCTTAACATAGCCTCCAAAAGAATCAACCAAACACGCTTTGGTTAAGCTGGTTACAATCTGCTGTGCCAACCACTGCGTTATGCGAAATTGACGAGCCATGGCTTCTGAAAACTCAACCTTCGTAACCGCAGCATTATTTTCGTCATAACCTTTGTTACGTAAATTTTGCTTTTTCACCTCAAATAGGTGACCAAGCACTCGCAATGCAGGTTCATAAAAAGATTGGATTTCACTTTGATGAAGAGAATCTTTGATTTGCTGTGTAAAGCTGCTCATGACACCTCCGCTAATGCTTGCTCAGCTTTTGTTAGGCGGCGTTTAGCGTTGAGCTCTGCTACTGTTGCTGTACGGATTTCTTTTGATGAAACCAGAATCAAATGATTCTCCGATTTGATAGTCCACAACCTAGTCAAAGTTTTATTTTTAACCTCAAATAAATCGTTTGATTTAAAACTTCGACACTCTTTAGTAAGTACTACAACGTCACCTATTAAAAAATCTGGTGAGTTGAGTTCGATTGGTTGTTCTGATAAATTGTTTGTGTTCATTTGATCCACCTCATTTGAATGCCTAACCACTCCTGTTCCCGCAGGTAGTGGTTTTTTAATATCCAAGCTTTTCTTTTTGACCACTGATTTCGTCATGAAATAAGTCATCCACCGTTTCTATACGGTTCATCCAGCTTTTAGACATAACTAAAAGTGCAGCAACACGTTCCTTATCAATGCTTTGATAATCTTTAGGAACGACTTTTAATCCAAGCAAACTCAATAGCTCGCAAAACATTTCAATTTCATTCAAGCCATTGTTTTTCTTATCTGTTTTAAGTCGAGTTATAGTGCTTGGATCAACTTTTAATTGTTCAGCAATCTCTTTTTGATTGCTTATATCAAGACCATGCAATATGCGGGATACGCCATTTCTGGCGCTTGCAGATATATCAACTGATAATTTGCTCATGGTTAGGTCCTAAGCGGTTAATGATCCAAGGTTTTTGCTTTTTGTCGTCTGGGGACGAAGTTCAATCCAAATATCTTGATAGTTATCAGGGAAAAGCTCTTTTCGTGTTGTTAAACCAAGATCTTCAGCAATAACTGCTAGCCTGATTTTTCTATCAAGGGGGATAGCTTTCCATCCACTAACTGATGACGGAGCAATCCCCAGAAGTCTTGCTACCGCTGTGACACCACCTAGCTTGTCTATAAGTTGTGCGTCATTCATAACGTGCTCCTAATTTTTCTTTAATTATTAGGCATTCCTTATATTAAATCAATAGGAATACCTAATTTTATTTATGTTAGGATTTCCTAACATTGTGAGGATAGTTGTATGAATACTCTTGCTGAACGACTTAGGTATGCCATGGAAGTTTTGCCACCTAAAAAGATTAAAGGTGTTGAGCTTGCTCGTGCAGTAGGAGTTAAACCTCCTTCTGTGAGTGATTGGCTGTCTGGAAAATCCAAAACAATGGAAGGTGAAAATTTATTACGTGCCTCAAAATTTTTGAATGTTAATCCTTCATGGCTTGCATCTGGCACGGGAGAGATTCAATCAAGCACGAGAGATAAATTTAAACAACTGGATATCGAAGAGTTCAAAAAGAAATACAACATTAGTGATAGTGATGAAGCTCTTTTATTTTCAACAATTATCGAAAAACCGTTTATCCCATCATCTAAGCGTTGGGTTCCTGTTAAGGCTTACTCCAAGATGGGCATGGATGGCTATTTCACAGATATGGGTTATGAAGGCAATGCTGGAGATGGGTATGTTCCAACTCACTCAGCAGGACCAAGAGCCTATGGTATTAAAGGCACTGGCGACTCAATGTTTCCAGCTATCCGTAATGGATGGTATGTGGTTTGTGATCCAGATGCGGAACTCGTGCCGAATGAGTTTGTTCAGGTATGCTTGAAGGATGGAAGATGCACAATTAAAGAATTTGTCGGCATCAATGGTGGGGTTTTAAGTTTGCTTTCTGTGAATGGTGGTGAGCGATTTTTCTTTGAAATGGACGAGGTTGAAAGTATTACCGCTATTACAGATATCGTGCCGCCAAGTCAGCATAGACAAGAACATCCTTATTCGCATTAATCACAGGAAGACTTATGGACAATTCAAAACGACCAATCAACCAGATTATTGCTCGCATCAATGATGCTGCGAAACATGGTGAAGCTTTGGTGCTAACAGCCGAAGAAGTAAAGATTCTTTCTAAAGATATTGGCGACAAGGTATTTATTCCAGTCCTTACAAATGAACAGGTTGTGCAGTTGGTTAAAGAAGGAAAACTTGGGCAGAAAATTAATAACACCAAAGATTAATAAGCTGTGAACCCGACACAGTCTTTACAACAGATCGGGTGGGGAAAATAATGAGTAAGACAGTTGTAAAAGACAAAACCGTACACTACAAAAAAGTAGACTTTCTAAAAGGCGCGAACCTTGGAAACTTACTTAAAGCCCAACTATTAGATAAAGACTCTTTTTATCATAAAGCTATTAATAGGCAGCAATTTGTATCGGCTACTAAAGATGATTTTATCCTTATAAATCACGCAAGTTCACATCAAAGTATGTTCTTTGGAGAGCTAATCATAGTGGAGTCTGGTAAAGCTCAAGCTGTTTTAAAAATAGACAATGATAGTGCTACCGAATTCCCAATCAAAACTTACTTAACGGAAGATTTACCTGATGATGAGGATGAATCTGTTGAAGTAGTGCGCAAAGAATTTATTGATAGTGTTTTATATTTTGGAGTGATTGATAATCATGTTGCAATTATTCAATCCAGATCATTAACAGCAAGAACTCTTGAGTCTTATTTAGGTTGGCTTTTGGGTGAAGCAGCTAAAGCCTTACCAGCGAATAGTGCCTTAATCTTAAAAGATGCTCCGAACCCGGCAATTAAAGAAAAATTGGAATCAACGCCAGCCAAGACCATCTCAATCTCATCTGGAATTGGATCAACAGAATTGCAACCGATTCACAAAATAGAGTCGAACGTACCAGCTAAGATTGATTACAAAATCGAAGAAAATGTGGTTGATGTTTTAAAAACTGCATTTGGTGTCGATTTGGATGATTTAAAACTTGAAGATGGCCTTGATGACGCTAATTTAAAGCTTAAATTAACACTCACCTATAATCGAAAAACATCCAAAAGCGGGCAAAAAGTAATTGATACTGTTGCATCATCTATGAGACATAATGATGATTATGTTATAACTCTTGAAGATGGTACTAAGGTCACAGCGGATAACTTAAAGATGAGTGGAAAAATATCTGTTGAAACAATCAATAATAAAGTTTATAACGACGGCCTTAAAGTTCAATTGTACAATTGGATGACTACCAATATTAATTTTGGTGATTAATCATGGCTAAACGCTACTTGCCGTTTTACAACAACGCTAAATTTATTGCATTAGTGTTAGTAGCTCTATTTGTCATTTTTTCAGTTACTTTTAAATTTCTTGCCCTTGATGTAAATATCAACTTGGTTCAATTTTCCTTTGTTTTGTTATTACCGTTAAGTCAAATTTATCTAGCCTACAAAGGTATGCTCGATGCATTGAAGCTTGATGGTTTAAATCAATCAGAGCGGGATCGCCTCACGTCTACTGTGGATATAAGGAGCAAATCATCACTATATGTTGCCATTTTATTTATAGTGATTGTTTTTGGAATGTATGTTTTCAATGCATTGAATTTACTATCAAATCAGCATCTTTTAGCATTAGTCTTATCTGTAGGCTTAACCTCAATATTAAGTTTCTTTTTGGCATGGAGTGATTTAAAAGAAATATCTATGCTTGAGAAAACCCTTAAGGCTCGTAAAGAGGCGAGAGAGGCCAGAAGCAAAGTAATGAGCAATAAATAAAAATCAAACACTACCCTTCTCACCCAACCCACCCCGTGTGGGTTTTCTTTTGTCTATTAAAGCACAAAAATTAGGTATTTCTAATTTTATTAGGAATACCTATTGACTTAATAATTAGGTTTACCTAATATTTATCTCACAGACAACAAAAAAGCACACCGCCCCTCCCCAGGTCCGATGTGCTTTTGCAAACTGCGAGATCAATTATGAACGTAAAAGCTACCCCTTTCAACTCCTTTGCATTTGTCAGCATGGCTGCTCTTGCAATTTCTGGTGGTTCTTTAGTTGCTTGCCAATTGCAGCCAGCTTTCCAAGCAAAAGAAGCCCCTTCTCTATTTACCCCTAAGACTCAACCAAGTACTTACGGTGTCTTAACTGCCAAAATCACAGGTAAACATTCTGGCGTTGCCGTAATCAAATTAGATAGTTTCCGTTTAAACGTTAGCTTTGATTTTGAAGCTCATCCAGACAGTTACGGCGTTCCGGGTTCTGAATTCACTGCTGTTGAAATTACTCAACTCACAGTAAATGAAATTACTGATGTTAATGGTAAGTCATATAACGATTTCACCGAATTTGAAGACATCCGAAACATCAATGGCCTTCTAAAAGGCTTCATCGAACGTAACAAGTTGGTGGAGGCTTAAAGATGTCTAATTTCAAAAAGCACCCTGACGGCTACAAGTCATTTTTAGGCCGTGATGATAAGGGCCTCTACTCTGTTCGCATTGGCTGGCAAGTGTACGCATCTAATGCTAATGGCTCAGTTCTTTACAAAGTTAAAGACGGATTTAAGACGCCTTTAAATGTGTTCAGGTTCCAAACTGACTATCCAAAAGTTTGGAATGAACTCACACAAGAAATTGATTTCCAACGCAGAAAGCAGCTCGCAATAAAACTGCGTGAAACAAACATCCCTACTTATGACCGCAAAGCATATAAGCAAAAACGCGGTTTTACAGGCTCAAGATAAGGATAAGAATAATGGCTCTACCGATTATTACTGCTGACCAAACTTTATTGGTTCAAGCAATTATTGTGTACCTATACGCTGATCCGGGTTTAGGTAAATCATCGATGGGCTTTACTGCGGAAAAAGCAATTTCTTTTGACTTTGACCGTGGTGCTCACCGTACTGGTGAATTACGTCGAGGTGCGGTTGTACAGGTTCAACAATGGAGTGATGTTGCAAACCTTACTCCGCAGGACTTAGCACCATATAAAACCGTAGTCATTGATACCGTGGGTGCAATGCTTGAATGCATTAAAACCCACCTGTTACTTACGGCAAATAACCGTCAAAAAGATGGTTCTTTAAAGTTAAAGGCTCAAGGTTTAGCGAACCAAACGTTCAAGCAATACATCAATACTTTGATCAGTTTAGGTAAAGATGTTGTTTTCATTGCACACGCATCAGAAGATCAAAACGGTGATCAAATTATTTACCGACCAGATCTAGGTGGTAAAAACCGTAACGAGCTTTACCGTATCGCAGATGTCATGGGTTATCTAACAACTGTTACTACTGGTGAAGGTAAAAATGCCCGCGTTATTAATTTCAAACCTTCGCCTACACATCATGCGAAAAACTCAGGTGCTTTAGGCGGTGAAACCGGTGAAGTATGGGTGCCTGATCTTAAAGCACACCCTACTTTCTTGGCTGACCTGATTACTCAAGCTAAAGATCACATTAACACCTTAACGCCTGCACAACTTGCAGCAGCTAAAGCCCAAGAAGAGCTAGAAAACTGGAAACAAAGCTGTGAAGAAGCTGAGCATGCAGGTGACCTTAATCAATTAACTGAGTCGCTTGATAAAGAACACATGTATTACCAGAACATGCG